TTAACTCCAGATGAAATCGCAGAGATTGTAAACAAGCTTGTAGAAAAAACAAATAACGTTTTATACGACAGAAAAACTGGTGAAGTTAAACCAGCTGTAAAACGTGGCCTCGCGCGCGGGGGAGAGGTTAAAAGTAAAATGGCAAGGTTTGGAAACGTAGGTTATAAATTTAGAAAAGAAGTACCTAGTGTAACTAAACTTAAAGAAATTTTAAATAACTTAGAACCTGGTCAAGAAATAACTAAATCAGAACTTTCTAGATTATCTGGAACTAATCGTAGAACAGTTAGTAATGTTTTACAAAAAGAATTTCCAAATCTCAACATTGGAGAAGGATCTAAAATTAATATAAAAAGATTAAATCAAATTAAAGAAAAAACAGCTGAAGCTGAATATAGGAAACTTTTAGAATCAGGGTATTTAGAAGATTATAAAAAAAAAATAACTTCACCTAAAAGCGCAACAGATAAAAGTTTAACCAATGAAGCATTAGCAAAAAAATATTTTCCTAATATTTCTAGTGCAGCAGCCATTGGTAGAATAGAAAGAGCTAACTTTAGAATCAGACAAGAATTACCTGAACTAACATATCCAGAAGTAGATCCTTCTGAGTCTTATAAAAGAAGACAAGCTAGGAAAGCTGAAAGTACAAAATTTCTTTCTGAAGATGAAAAAGCAATATTAAGACAACAACAAGCTCAAAAGAAAATAATCAATAAATTCTTTCAAAAAAACCCTGAAGAAATTTTAAATAAAATAAAATTAAAACAATTGATAGATGTAAAATTAAAAAATGGAAAACTAGATTTTACACCAAGATATAAAAATCCAAAACAATATATTAATCTTGCTAGGTCTGGAAAGTTATTTGATGAATTTGATATTACTCCAATAAGATCAGAAAAAAGAAATATTCAATTTCCTGTAAATAAAAATATTGGTCCAGGAAAATTTAACCAAGGTTTTATTAGACAAGTAGATGCTTATTTTAAAAAAACAAAAGATTCTACGGATCCTGATGTTTTAAAAAACAAAGCAGCTATATCTGATTTTTTAAATGATGTTGGAATTAGAGTAGAAGTTGAGGGTGAAAGAATTGGTTCAAAAGTTTTACCAGCTATTGATAGAACAACAGGAGATTTACCTAATATACGAAATACATTATCTAAATTAGATTTAAGTAATCTATCTGTTTCAGGATATGTTTCTCCAAAAACAAAAAATGTAGAATCATTTTTTGATAATGAAACTTTTAAACCTAAACAAGGAACAGGTAAAATGCTTTTTGAAAAGTACAGTGCTGCTAAACCGGCGATACAACAGGCAGCAAAATATATACCAGGAAGTTCTGTGGCGTTAGCCCCTACAGATTTGTTTTTAAACTATGCAGCTGGAGTTCCATTCTATGATTCTTTAGCAAGTGCTGGTTCTTATCTTTTAAAAGATCCTGTACTATCAAGAGCTGTAAACGTTCCATTAGCCATAAGAAGTATGACTGATTATGGTAATACACAAGAAATGTTAGATGCTGCAAAACAAAGAAGAGAAGGTATAGAACAAGGTATTACAGATTTTAGACAAAAAGTAATGGACACTTTTACACCTAAAAAAAGACCAGAAGGAATCATGCAATTAGCTAATGATATCCAAGAGCCTGACACCTTTACAGATAACAGATTATTAGATATAGTATCGCCATAAAGGTGAAATATAATCAACAGGAAAGAGAATGGCAGATATAGACGACGCATTACCAAATAATCCACCATCGGATTCACAATTTGTAGAACAAGAAGTTTTTACTAAAGAACCAGATAGTGAAGTAGAATCTGAATCTACAGATGAAGTAGAGATAGTTGAAACCGAAGACGGTGGAGCAGAAATTTCTTTTGAACCTAATGCTCAAGAGGGTTTAGAATCTTTAAATCATTTTGATAATTTAGCAGAAATTATTAATGACAAAGAATTAGATTTTCTTGCAAATGAATTGTATGACAAATATACTGAATACAAAGAGTCAAGAGGAGATTGGGAAGAAACTTACCAAAACGGATTAAACTTACTTGGATTTAAATACGAACCAAGAACAGAACCTTTTAGAGGAGCAGCAGCAGTTACACATCCTGTACTTGCAGAAGCAGTAACACAATTTCAAGCACAAGCTTATAAAGAATTATTACCAGCCGACGGACCTGTTCGCGCACAAATTTTAGGAGACATTACTCCAGAGAAACAAGATCAAGCAAATCGTGTAAAAGATTTTATGAATTATCAAATCATGGATCAAATGAAAGAATATGAACCAGAATTTGATCAGATGCTTTTCTATTTACCCCTAAGCGGTTCTACCTTTAAGAAAGTTTATTATGACGATCTATTAGGTAGAGCCGTTTCAAAATTTATTCCAGCCGATGATTTAATTGTTCCTTATTCTGCTACTTCATTAGATGATGCAGAAGCAATTGTTCATGTAATTGGTATTTCAGAAAATGATTTACGTAAACAACAAGTTTCAGGATTTTATAAAGACATTGAATTAGGAGAACCTCCTGTTACAACAGATGAGATTAAAGAAAAAGAAAGACAAATTCAAGGAGTAACTAAAAACGATCAAGAAGATCAATATACTATTTTAGAAATGCATGTAAATTTAGATTTACCTGGATTTGAAGATGTGGATCCTAAAACTGGTGAACCTACCGGAATTAAATTACCTTATGTAGTAACTATTGCTGAAGCCAATACTAAAATTTTATCTATTAGAAGAAATTATTTAAAAGAAGATCCACGTAAACAAAAAATTAATTACTTTGTACAATTTAAATTTTTACCAGGACTTGGATTTTATGGATTTGGTTTAATTCATATGATTGGTGGTTTATCTAGAACTGCAACTGCAGCATTACGTCAATTACTAGATGCAGGAACATTAGCAAACTTACCAGCAGGATTTAAAACACGTGGTGTAAGAATGAGAGACGATGCTCAACCGTTACAACCAGGAGAATTTAGAGATGTAGATGTACCAGGAGGAGATATTCAATCTCAATTTATGCAACTTCCTTTCAAAGGACCTAATCCAGTTCTTTTAGAATTAATGGGCTTATGTGTTAATTCAGCTCAACGTTTCGCGAGCATTGCAGACGCACAGGTGGGCGATATGAACCAACAAGCCGCAGTCGGTACGACTGTAGCATTATTGGAGCGAGGATCGCGAGTAATGTCAGCTATTCATAAAAGATTATATGTAGGATTAAAACAAGAATTAAAATTATTAGCGGAAGTATTTGCAAGTTATTTACCACCTGAATATCCTTACGAAGTTCCAGGAGCTTCTAGAAATATAAAAGTTTCTGACTTTGATGCAAGAATTGATATTTTACCAATTGCAGATCCAAATATCTTCTCACAAACACAAAGAATTGGAATGGCACAAACACAATTACAATTAGCACAATCTAATCCTCAAATTCATGATTTGTATCAAGCATATAGAAGTATGTATGAAGCAATTGGTGTTAAAAATGTTAATGCTATTTTACCACCACCCGCACAACCACAACCATTAGACCCTGTATTAGAAGAAATTGCTGCCATGGGAATGAAACCTATTCAAGCATTCCCGGGACAAGATCATAAAGCACATATTGATTCACATTTAAGTTTTATGCAATCAAATACAGTTCAAAATAACCCAATGGTGATGGCAACTTTACAAAAAAACATACTAGAAAGAATTTCTTTAATGGCGCAAGAACAAATTCAAATAGAATTTCAAGAAGAATTAATGCAAGCACAACAAATGCAAATGATGTTACAACAACAACCCCAAAATCAACAGTTAATTAATCAAGCAAATCAACTTATGTCTGTTATTAATTCTAGAAAAGCAGTACTAATTGCTGAAATGATGAAAGATTATATGAAAGAGGAGCAAAAAATTATATCTGAATTTACAGGTGATCCTTTGTTAAGGTTAAAATCAAGAGAGTTAGACCTTAAAGCAAGACAAGATCAAGCAAAACAACAGTATGATTCAGGTAGAATTAGTCTAGATACTATGAAAGCAATGATGAATCAGTCTAATTTTGATGAAAAACTAGAACAAAATGAAGATTTAGCTCAATTAAGAGCTGGAGTGTCTCTTGCAAAGATGGGAAAAGGCAATACTCAAATAAAAATTGATAATTAATCATTAAAAGAGTATAATTTAAATTTAAACAGGAGAAAAATATGAGTAAAGATTGGCAAAGAGGTTCAGGTTACGTAGATGCACCTAAAATTGAAAAAGAATTAGGTGTTGGTAAAGACGGATATCAACAAGGTGGTATTGAAGTTGAGATGACTAACGATCAAGAGTCTCAATCAGTTGATGTTAGAGGAACTAAACGTATCAGAGCTGAAAAAAAACCAGTTAAAGCTACTTGGTTCTAATAATTAATAGATTTTAAAATGCCTAAAGGTTCTAAAACTATTTTTGATGAACTAGAAAGAAATGTTCCGTTTCCATATGGACAAATTTCTAAACATGAAAAAAGTATTTCTAATAAAGGGCAGAACAAAAGTTTAAAAAGTGAAGTTAGAGGACAAGGAATTGTCTTAAAAGAAAAAATAAGGAAAGCGAAATCATATTAATGTTAGCAGCACTATCTAC